GCGTTGACCACGACGGTACCGTCTGCACGGTAGATCGTGATCGTCCCGGAGATCGGCGCGACGAGGGCGCCCGCCCGGTAGATGGGGCACGTGAGGTCTTGGTTACGCCCCCGCTCGATCGTCTCGCCCGAGCGGAACCGTGCCGTAAACAGCGTCTCGCTGATGCTCATGTGCCCCCCTCGCCGTCACTTATCGCGTTCGCGCCGGTCTGCCTTCTGGGCCTGCTGGCGCGCGACCTGCTCGGCGCGCTGCGTCGGCATCCCGCCCTCGACGAGACGACGCGTCATGGACTCCTTCGCCGCTGCGATGTCCTTACGCTCGCTCACGCCTTCGTCCTCTTGACGGGAGTATACATGCGGTCGGTCGCCGCGCGCATCTCATCGAGGCGCTTCTGCTCGACCGGCAGCGCGAGGGCGCTACCCGGATGCGTGGGCGCGCGCGTCTGATGCTCGGTCACTCGGCGCTCCTGACGCTCGACCAACACGCCGATGAAGTCGGGATCTGGGATCTTGATGATGCCGTCCGCGACGAGGCGCCGAAGGAACGCACGATAGCCCTCGGTGTCGACCGTCATGCGGGTCTGACCCGCCACGAGCTTGGGCTTCTCCCACTTCGAGAGGAACACGGGACCATTCGCCCCCGCATACTGCACACAGTAGCCGCCCGGCTCGACCTCCCACGGAACGACCGTCATACCCTTCTTGCCCAGGTGCACCTCGGCAAGCGCCGTGTCGCCACTCTTGTCGACCCGGTTCAGACCGGGGATCGCGACCATCTGCCCGAGGTCGGGGAGCCACTCGCCCTCGACGCACTGCCAATGTCCCGGATGGTGGGTGTACCACCACGCCGCGTTGCTCGGCATGTTGAGCATGGTCGCCATGCCCTGCGGGCGAGAGGCGGGTTGCGCGGCGAAGGTGCCGCCGTCAGATGCCGTGAAGTTCGCAGCCATTGAGTCTCCTTACGCACGAAGGCGTGCCCGTACCATAAGCACGGACACGCCTTGGCGCTAGGCTGAGCCTAGCCGACCATCACAGGTCGCTGACGATGCCAACGCCCTTGAGGTCCTGCAGCTCGGCCACGCCCAGGAAGGAGCTGCCGACGACCTTGGTCAGACCCGAGGCCGCGTCGCGCTCCCACTCCACGGCCACCGGGGCGCCCGCGGGGATGACCACACCGCCGGCTGCCTGGATGGGCGCCGGGGTACCGAGGGCGTAGGCGATCGCGCCGCCGCCGAGCATCATGCCGCGGTAGTCCGCGCCCGCGTTGGCGGTCGGGACGTAGGACGACACGTGGACGTTGACGCCAAAGAGCATCCCCTTGTAGGACGCGCCGAGCGCCGAAGTCTGTGCCTGATTGGCGGCGAGATACTGCGCCGGCCCAACTTCGACCCGGAGGCTGGACATGAGATCGTTGTACTGCTGCGGGTGCAAGATCACGTCATACTCGCCCATGACGCTCTGCAGCTGCAGCGCGAAGATGGCGTCGTAGAACGTGTCCGTGGTGAGGTCCACAGTCGTCGTCCCGACCTGCGTCGAGAAGCCGCTGGAGAGCGCGCACGCGAGCTGGTTAAACCGGCCGTTGAAAGCCGCCACCATGGCGTTCGTCAGGCCGTCGAGGTCGACGCCGCCGGGGACCGAGTTGCTGACGCGGGCGAGGTCGGTCAGGTCATAGCGGAGGGCCTGACGGGCCACGACCACCGTCGCCGCAGCGGAGGTGATCGAGGTGTTCGACACAGACACGCCGTCGCCGGGGGCGCTCATGATGTCGGTGCCGTTGAGGCCGACCACGGGCACCTGGATGGAGTCGGAGCCGGTGCCGTTGACCGACCCGACGTTGAGGAAGCAGGGCGCGTTGCGGAGGCTGCCGGTGTCGGCGAGCTTCATCACGATGCTCTGGTAGAGAACTGCAGCGACGCGGGCGTTGCCGTCAAGAGCGGCAAAATCGATGTTGGCCATGGTGGCCTCCTAAAGAGGTTCGAGGTTTGCCGCGCCTATCGCTGTTGACGGGAGTTCGGCCCGAGCGCGTGGGAGTCTCCTCCCACGGCTACCTTACGCCGCTCCGCGACAGACTGTCAAGGCGTGCGGAGAGCCGCGTTGATCGCTGCCGCGTTCGCCTTAAACTCCGCGGGCGTCAGTCGCATGATCGACTCAGAGGTCCACGTCGTCGTCGCCGGGGGCGTCTGCGTCACGGTCCCGGCGTTGCTCTTGGGCAGCGGGGCTCCCATCGTGGGAGCGGGCGCGGCTGCGGGCGCCTCCGCGAGGTACGCGCGCACAGCCTTCGGGAGCGCCTCCTTGTTGCCGAGCCACTCCGCGAGCGGAGGACGGTTCTCGGCCGGGAGGCGAGAGTACGCGTGCTGCACGTACTCCATCCCTTCGGCGTCGGTGATCCCAGCGGCCGAGATCTCGCGCTCGATGCGGAGAGCCTCACGCTCTGCCTTGCTCGTGGCCTTCACCTCGTCGACCTGCGCCCGATACTTCTCGGCGCTCTCGGCCAGCGGCGTCAGCTCCCCGACGCGGCCCTCGAGCTCCTTCACGCGGGCGACCAGCTGCCGGATGCGCGCTGCCGCTCCGCTGTCGCTACCCTCGGTCGTGGTCGTGGTGGTTCCTTCCTCGCTCATTCTTCCTCCTCGCGTGCGGATTGCACGCGCTCCCATACCGTTAGCTGTCGTCGTGACCATGCCCGGCCGGGTGCGCCTCCCCAGAGGTCCCACGCGATGCGGCCGGCGCTCGGATAGTCCGGGTTCCCTGGTTGCGCAGCCGGCGCCTCGAGGTCCACCGCGTGGCGCGTGAAGTAGGCGACCATGCGCTTGATCGTGTCGATGCTGACCACGTCGCGGTTGGCCAGCTGCGACGCACGGCGCGCACCGACGAGCGTCCCGCCTCGTCCGTACTTCTCGCGGTTCGCGAGGCCGCGCTTTGCCACCGCCGCCACCTCGACAGGCGCGCGGAGCTCGAAGCCCATGGCGCGCTCGTCGCGGAGGAAGCGCCGATACACCGCAGGCGCTTCGCGCTTCAGATAGTCGCGCTGGCGATCAGAGAGGAACGGCATCAGGTCGCCTCGGGCGCCGTGATGGTGAAGGACTCGCCCACGTCACCCATGAGCGCCTCGGCTGCGTCAGGCGCCATGTTGAAGAACTGCACGAGCATCTGCACGCCGGTAGACCTCGGGAGCTCGCCCTTCGCCACGGACGTGATGATGCCCTGTGCCGCCTGCACCTGCGCACCGTTGAGCGCGACTGCGGAGGCCGGCACCCCTGCGGACGTGGCCGCTGCTGCCACGCTCTCCTCGGGAGCCGCCCCGCCCGCGGGGGCCTCGTGGTCCATCTCCTCGTCGTCGTACATCTCGACCTCGGCCTCGACCTTCGGGCCAAGCCCCAGATAGCCGCGAGCCTCGCGGAGACTCTCGATCACAGCGGCGATCACCTGGGCGTTGGCGCCGTCGAGGTCGAGAGCGGCGAGGGCCTCCGCGGCTGCGTCGAGCTCCTCGCCGACCTCGGACATAGCCTCCGCGTGTGCGGGGGATACGTCGGGTGCGGCCGTCGCCGGTCGTACCTCCGAGTCTCCTTCTTCCGCGGCCGGCGACGCGCTTACCATCCGAGACTCGGCCATCTTCGCCGCGGCGATCTGCTCGAGGCGCACGACGGCGTCCTCGTGGGTGAGCGAACCGAAGAGACGGAGGGCCTCGACCTTATCCATGAGGCCGGCCTCCATCATCTCCATGGCGTGTGCGCGCCGGCTGGAGAGCTCCTCGGGCGAGAGCGGGATCTCGCGATAGTGCACCGAATACCCGCCCTCGGGGAACTGCGTCCCCATTGCCCGGTTGTAGAGCGTCGCCGAGATGGAGACGAGACGCTCGTCCGCGTCGCGAAACTGCATGACGTACTTGCGCTGAGCGGTCCGCTTGCCGTCCTGAGAGAGGCTGATGGCATACCCGCTCTTCGCGCTGCCGCTCGTGCGCTGGAGGTCGGTCGGCGCGAGGCCCGCGTCGGTCGCCAGCCGGTGCGCGATCGCAGCGATCGTCGCCTCGATCTTCTCTACGTCCGCGCCAGCCACGAACTGCCCGACCTGCGGCTGCTGCTCCATCGCCGCGTCGAGCATAAGGATGGTCGTCGGGTCGGTCACGACCTCGACGCGCTGCCCACGCGACCCACCGTCGACCATGTCCGACCCGGCGATACGGACACCGATGGCGTACCGCTGGGGGAACGATGCGTCGCGAAGCGTGTGCGCCAAGAAGCTGTAGTACACGGCGAGGTTGAGCGAGCCCTCGTAGAGCTCCACGCCGTTGAAGGCGTCGAACAGCCGGTCGCCGTAGAGGCTCGCGTGGTAGAGCACGACCGGGAGGATCGGCGCCCCATCGGCGCGACGGTAGGGGTACGCCTCGCCGGAGTACGTGCCGCCGAGGACCTCGAGGGTCACGTCCTCGCCCATGCCCGTGTCCTTCGCAAGGCGCACAGTGTAGGACGGGTTCGCCGGGTCGGACA